TAAAGGATTCCTCGACTCTAGATTTGAGAACTGCTACACATGCAAGTAACTCAAATGTTGCTAATACTTCTGGTACTACAAAGGTAGCAAGTTTATCAGAAGGAGATATACCTCTTTGTTTAATTAAGGTTACTTCTGGTGCTAGTGCTGGTGCAAGACCTGTACAGTTCTATGGGATAAAGAAACTTAAATCATCATTGTCTATTGGTGAAGATACAGGTTCAGATGGAGATTTTGATGAAAAACTTAAAATCAAATCTGACGGTACTTTTGTTAAAGCAGGTAACACAGGAGTTATTTCTTTTCCTTCTGTTGGTAGCACAGCCTCTACATTACTAAGCACTAACGATAAAGGTATTTCTAACGGTAATGTATTAGAAGCAAATGCAAATGTAGCAGACAATGATTTCCTAAAGGTTGATGGAACAAAAATAGAAGGCAGAACTGCTGCTGAAGTTAAATCAGATTTGGGTCTAGTAAAAGGAGATGTAGGATTAGGAAGTGTCGATAACACAGCCGACTCAGCAAAGCCAATATCTAGTGCTGCTCAAACTGCTTTAGATTTGAAGGCCACTATTAACAATCCTACTTTTACAGGTACAATAGCAATACCTAATATTGCTAACTTAGAAACAGCAGTAGCAGCCAACACATTAAAAACAGTTAGAACTGACTCAGAAATAAATAGTCTTGCACAGGCTAAAGTCGATACTTTAATTGCTTCTGCTCCTGATGCTTTAAACACACTTAATGAGTTAGCGGCTGCAATAAATGATGATGCTAGTTTTTCCTCAACAGTTACTACTGCTTTAGGAAACAGATTGAGAATAGATGTTAATAACCAAAACCTAACTTCTACTCAAAAAACTAATGTTAAAACTAATCTAGCATTAGCAAAAGCAGATGTTGGACTAACTAATGTATTAAATCAAGCACAGATTACAACATTCAAACAAGACGGTATTCCAACATCAACAGCAATAGGCGACCAATGGTATGATACTAACGATAGCAATAAATTGTATGTGGCTGAATCAGTAGGTGCAGACGAAGTTGCTTCGGGAGAATGGGTGTTAGTAGGATTCACTAAAACAACTGTTGGATTAAGTGATTTAGATTCATTAGAATCAGGAACAGGAACTAAACTTGCAGGTATAGCAGCCAATGCTACTGTCGGTGCAACTACTGCTCAAGCAAATGCGATTACAGCAAACACCGCAAAAACAGGAATTACAACATCACAAGCAAATGCAATTACAGCAAACACGGCTAAGGTTAGTTTTGCATATGATAGTGCTACTGATTTAGGCACTGGTGGAGATATTGATAATGATTTTATCTCTATATATGATGCTAATGCAAGTGCATATAAAAAGGTAAAAATGAAGGATTTCCTAACTAAAATAACTGCTAATCAATTAGTTAGTGGTGGTAGTGGTACTGGAAGTGTATTCTCTACTTTACCTGCTAGTGGTGCTACTGTTGGAGGGACATTAGGTTCTGGTGGAAATATATTGCTAGAAGATGGTAGCACTAAATTAACTGATGCAACTGCTTTGAATGCAAACACGAATTGGGCTGATGTTGCTGGTACTGCAAATGCTCCAGCAAACAATGCGACAGTTGGTGCTGTATTAGGCAGTAATATGTTTGATACGAATGGTTCTACTGCCTTGACTGCTACTCAAGTAAAAAATGAAAACACCACAAAGGCAGACGTAGGGCTAAGTAATGTAGACAACGATTCAACTGCTACGATTAGAGCAGGTACTACAAAGGCCAATGTAGGATTAGGTAACGTTGACAATACTGCTGATTCTGCTAAACCAGTTTCTACTGCACAACAAACAGCGTTAGACGGTAAAGTACCAACTACAAGAACAATAGCAGGTAGAGCATTATCTAATAACTTAGCAATTAGAGTAAATACTTCAACAGGTAAACTAGAAGTTAATGATGGTTCTAATACAACAACAATTCAAGATACGGCAGGAACACCTGTTGATGTTGTATTCGATAATAGAAAAACAGAGTATGATGAGATTCAAGACGCTAATAGCACTAAACCAGATGATAATGCTACTGTTGGTGCTAGGTTAGGTACTAATCTTAAAGCAGCAGACGGTTCTACAACTCTAGGAGATTCGGATGTAAAGAACGCTAGTATTGCATCTTCTCATGTAGTTGGTAGTGGTAAATTATTTACTACTGCATTACCTGAAGATGGGGCTACAAAGACTAGAACATTTAGACAGTCAAACGTTCCTACTGCTATTTCGGCAGGAGATATCTGGATTGATTCTGATGATGGGAAGTTGTATCAAGCAACAGCAGCAGGAGATAATCAAGTAACTTCAGGAGAATGGGTATTAATTTCGGAAGCGTTTTCTACAACTGAGAAAACTAAACTTAGCGGGGTCGCTGCAAATGCTACTGCAAGTACAGGTGATGTAACTTTAACAGGCTTACAAACATTAACGAATAAAACATTAACAAGCCCTAAAATAAATGTAGGAAGTGATGCAGGTGGAGATATTTATTATAGAGATGGTTCAGGCAATTTTGCTAGATTACAAAAAGGTGATGAAGGACAAGTTTTAGGAATTGCTAACACAGGATTACCTGCGTGGCAAGCCTCTGCATCAGGTGCAGATGCAATGGGAGCAGGTTTTACAGTATCAGCAACAACTGATACTAACGCTACTACAATAACAGTAAACGATGATTTATTCTTTGCAGCAGGTACAGGAATAACAACAGAAACGACTGCTGACGGAACGGTTACAATAACTAATACATTAACATCTAATGCTACACATACAGGTGATGTAACAGGTTCAACTGCATTGACTATCGCAAATGACGCAGTATCGTTTGCTAAGATGCAAAATATAGGTGCTAGTGGTGCTAACAAATTAATACTTGGTAGAACAAGTAACAATGCTGGTGATATATCCGCAATATCTGCACCAATGATTGGAGTAATAACAGCAGCAAATCAAGCAGCCGCTAGAAGTGCTATTGGTGCAGGTACAAGTTCTTTAGCATTAGGAACTTCATCAACTACTGCTTTAGCAGGTAATACTTCTTTATTCAGTGGAGATTATGATGACTTAAGTAATAAGCCTACTTTATTAGCATTGGGAACATCAAGTTCTACTGCTTTAGCAGGAGATACTGCTTTATTAGCATTAGGAACAACATCTTCTACTGCTCTTGCAGGTAATACTGATGTTGATAATGTTTCTAAAGCAAATGTAATATCTGTTTTAGCAACCTTAGATTCAAATGATACATTGAATATAGGAGATGCACATGATGATACATCAGTAGTAATTCGTGGAAATCTACAAGTAGATGGTACAACTACTACTGTTAACTCTACAACAGTCGCTTTAGACGACCATAACATAGTATTGGATAAAGGAAACAGTACATCTGCTCCTGTTGATGGTGCAGGTTTCACAATTGAAGGCGGTACTGGAGATGATATAACATTCCAATGGTTAGCATCTGGAACTAAAATGGAACTAAAAAGTGGTAGTTCTTATGCTAACTTAAAGGCAGGAACTATTGAAGGTTCTTTTTCAGGAAATGCTACAACTGCAACAGGTCTTACAGGCACTAAAACTGCTAACTATATTTATGCAGGGCCAACAACTGGTAGTGCTGCTACTGCAACTTTTAGAGCATTAGTTGCAGCAGATATACCTTCGCTTGGTGCTTCTAAAATTGGTAGTGGAACGCTAGGTGTCGATAGAATACCAAGCCTAAATGCTTCTAAGATAAACGATGGAACATTTGCTACTGCTAGAATCGCTGATAGTGCTATTACAAATGCTAAACTTGCAGGTTCTATTGCTAACTCTAAACTAACTCATTCAAGTATTACTGTAAGTGATGGTTCAAACTCAACTGCTACTGCATTAGGTGGAACAATAACATTCGCAGCAGGTGAAGGTATTGATGTTGCTGAGAGTTCTGGTACAGTTACATTTAGTGCTGAAGATGCTACTACATCAAACAAAGGTGTTGCATCATTTAGTTCAAATGATTTCGCAGTATCTTCTGGTGCAGTTATAGTCAAAGAATCAGGTATTAGTAACGCTCAATTGGCAGGTTCAATCGCTAATGCCAAATTATCAAATAACGTAATAACAATTGCAGGTCAAGATATTTCGTTAGGTGGTACAATTACCGCAGACACAATTGCAGGGCAGATTAGTAGTGGAACAATCACAAATGCACAATTAGCAGGTTCTATTGCTAATAATAAAATAGCATCTGGTGTAGATGCTGCTAAATTAACAACAGGAACTTTACCTGCTACACGAATAGGTGCAGATGCAATTAACTCAACTAGACTAGCAGATGATGCAGTAGTAGAAGCAAAGATTGCTGATAGTGCAGTAACAGGAGATAAGGTTAGTGCTTTTGCTATTGCTAATAGTACAGTATCGACTACTCTAGCATTAGGAATTAATGACGGCGCTACATCGATTACTCTTGCTTCAGTAACAGGATATCCAGATAAAGGAATTATAGTCATTGGTAGTGAAGAGATTAAATATACAGGAATTACTTCTAACACTTTAACAGGTTGTGTAAGAGGACATAGAGGAACTACCGCAGGTACACATAACACAAACGCATCAGTAAAACTATTAGAAAGAAAAACCATAACATTAGGTGGTAGTAAGACAGTTGACATAGAACAGTTTCATGGTGCTGATTCTGCAAACGCATCAGACGAAGGGTTAGTACCTCCTGCTCCAACAGGTGCAGCAAATAAGTTTTTGAGAGGAGATGGTTCATGGCAAACAATAAGTGCAGGTACTAGTGCTAATGATGCTACAATAACATTAACTGCTGGTAATGGATTATCCGGCGGTGGAAACTTTACTACCGACCAATCAAGTAATGAAACAATAACTTTCACAGTAGGCGTAGATGATTCATCTATTGAATTAAGTAGTGATGCATTGAGAGTTAAAGCAAGTGGAATTACTAATGCTATGCTAGGAGGCTCTATTGCTGATTCTAAACTTTCTACAATTACTACCGCAAACAAGATTGCTCTTAGTGCATTGAATATAGATGGAGGTACTGACATAGGGGCAGCACTAGTAGATGCTGACCTGATGATTGTTGATGACGGTGCAGGTGGCACTAACAGAAAAGCAACAATGTCTAGACTAAAGACATACATGCAAAACAACTTGACATTCGCTTCTGATATTAATGATTTATCAGATGCACTAAAAGAAAATGATTCAATATGGCTTGGTTCTTCACCAACTGCTTCAACTGATACTGCACAATACAATGTAGCAGTAGGTGTTGGTGCTTTAGATGCTATTACAACAGGGGATAAAGTAACTGCAATAGGTAAAGATGCTGCTACTGCTCTTACAACAGGTGAAAGAACAGTAATTATGGGTTACGAGGCAGGTAAAGCATTAACTACGGATGGGGCAGGTTTTAGCGTTATTATTGGTTCAGAAGCAATGGCTACTAAAACAGATACAGGTTCTCAAAATGTAGTAATCGGTTGGAGAGCCGGAAGCGCAATGACTACCGGAGAAAAAAACACATACATAGGTAAAGATGCAGGTTATAATACTACAACCGGAAGTAACAATGTAACTCTTGGTGCAACAGCAAGAACAGGAACTACATCTAGTTTTGGTGTAATGATTGGTAGTAATGCGGGAGGATATACTGATACAGGAGGATATAACACAGGTATTGGTTATAATACTTCAAAAGCAATTACAAGT